CGTGATATTTTTAGTAAAGCCATCATCGTTGCTACATCATCACATGTAATTGCAGCTACAGGTTTTAATTTTTTATCTAAATATATATTCCAAAACTCTGCAATCTGTTCATGATTTTGTTTAGCATCACCATGTGTGCCTTCTCTGTCGTTACTTACTAATTGTTTAGCTAATTCTAATATATTCTCTTTCTTACTCATATAATAAATCCTCCATCTCTCTGTGGTTGTACTATGTGTAGCTCATTACGAGCACGTGTAGCTGCTACATAAAATACACGGCATTCATCGTCTGAATCTTTTTCCATTGCTTCCTGTGACTTTCTTGACAAGTCTGTCAACAACATAACTTTATCTGCTTCTCCTCCTTTAGCACCATGTATGGTACTTAAATGAATCTTAGGTTCTGTCTTTGTAAAATCCCTGTTCCTCGTTTCAATAGACCTTAAGAATTCTTTGTCACGCGTGCCTACTTTATCAAAAGCCACATCCCATGGCCTACCTCCTACGAGAAGTCCGTGGTCCATGATCAAATCATTAAGTTCATAGTTCTCTCTGTTTGCTGTTTTAAGATTTTTATGACCTCGCTGTATTCCTATTTCTGAAGACATGTAAGAGTATATATCTTTAACTTCTGATAATTCTATATTCTGTCCTTCATTTAATTTCTTCCATGCACTAGTCGCTGTTAATAACTTTTGTGAAATAGGTAAACGGTTATTTCTTTTATAAAACAAACCCTGTAATCTTATGTCACGTTCTATTTCATCTAATAAATAATTAGTTCTTGCCATGATAAGCCAGTTGTCATCACCAACATTTACACTGTCTGGATATGAATGATACTGCACTAAGCCATCATTCTTTGTACCATTCCAAGATTTGTTAATACGATTCCTAACACGTCCTATTATTCCTTGGGAACAGTTTTGTATAAGTCTAGAGCATCTATAAGATTGTTGTAATACTTTTCTCTCACCAGCTAGTCCTATTAAATGTTCAACATCTGCACCTGCCCAACGGTAAATAGCTTGGTCATCATCACCACTCACGTACACTTGTGAAGCTTTTTGACAAATTTTATGTACCATACGCCATTGTAGAGCGCATAAATCTTGTGCTTCATCTATAAAAACTACATCTAATTTTGGAACCATTCCAGATTCAATGTACATTTCTATCATGTCTGTAAAATCTAATATCTCTTTTTTCTTTTTAAACTCTTCTATAGAACGCTGTGCTCTTAACAACGCATGCCAGGATACATCTAAATTAGCATCATTATAATGATGTTCTAAATCCATGCACTTCATCCTTGCTAAATTAACTTCTGATAGGAGCTGGTTATCAACTGTAAATACTCCACCTGCATCTACACCATCTGATACAGATCCTAAATCCATACCAAATGTTTGACCAAACTCTTTATAATTATCACGCGACATTACTTCTGACTTTGTTAATCCTAATTGATTAAAAGCAAATGAATGTAAAGTTCTAAAATAAGGTAAATGTTGTTCTTCTAAACTAAATTGTTTCATTGCCCGGTCCCTTGCTTCAGTAGCGGCTTTCTTTGTAAAAGCAACAAATGCAATACGATCCGGTGGTGTACCTTTAGCTAACTCTTGCTCCACTAAACTTAATAAGTTGTGCGTCTTTCCTGTACCAGGAGGTCCTAATATTATATTAACTTTTGCCATGCCAATCACACCTTCCATCTTTGTAAACGTATAATAATTTTACACCTATTTTTTTCTGTGCAAAACTTGTCACTCTATTTATCCTGTCTCCTTTACGTCTCCCTGTTTTTCTAATTGAAACGCTTTTAACATCTATCTTTAAAACTTTACCTGTATTCCTATGTACTGCTACTAAATCAATGGGATCATTATCTTGATGCTTAGGGTATATTAAATAGCCTTTTGTAACTAACCATCCAGCAGCCATAAACTCTGCCCACTGGCCTTTCATTGTCTTAGTCATTATTATTTTAGAACGGGACACTATCTACCTCCTTTATGTCAAACGCTGAATCTTGATGTTGATATGCAGGGACACCCCACACTCGTATAGTTCTACCTTTAAGATTAAATTTGTCACTCTTACCTTCTAGTCTTCTCAATGCTTGTACTAATTGACCTGTATTGTAATGTGTAAATTTATTCCTGGTTAAGTAATCTAAAAGATCTTTTAATCTAAACCAAGTTATACCATCTTCCGTCCAAGGTTTACGCAACAGTAATTCATCTCTGTTTTGTGCCTGGGCACGGTCGGTACAAAACTCCTGGAGGAAAGCTTCAAACTGACCGGCCACAGACCCGTCATCAGAAACAGGTATCTTAATAAGATTAGTAAATAATCTTTCAATTGATTCCTGCCACACTGACTGTTTTACAAGAGGAGGCATTGTGTTCAAAGTGTTCATACATTTCTTTTGAAACTTTGTTTGTATCTGCAACTCATCTGTTTGTAATTCCATACGTGCGTCACCTACATTTAAAATCCACACTGGTGGATCTGTTTCTAATTTAGTTAACGCGCTAAACTCTAATGATGCACTACCTCCTATGCCATGCTTACGTGTTCTGCATACTTGTGCATTACAGTAAGAATTAATAGGTGGTTCTTTACATCTATAATTATAATCTTTTTTCTCTAATTGATTTTGAACAATGACTACCTCTGATGCAGCTAACGGAGGATTCATATATTGTTGATTATGTTTTTCTAATAATGCTTTCCAATTGTCAGCATCTAACTTTCGTAAAAACACAGCTATATTAAATAAACCGTTGTTCCTTGTTCCTTCTGGAAAACCTTGTGTACATAGTTGTTGTAAACATGGAGGACCATCGGGTATGACTTCATCCGATACCTTGATTGCAACTTTGTCTATATTCTCTAATGAATATTTGTTGTATAGTTCTATGAACTCCAGCAATGACGCTGCTGTTCCATCATCCTTGTAGGCATACCTCGTTGAATTTTTGGCATTATAATATGGAAGATTTAAAAAGTTTCCTAAATCTCCTTTTTCAATTAATATTGTGGATTGTTTCGGGAATACTTCTACGTCCGCGTATCCTAACGCTGATGCAGCCTCTCGTAGCTTCGCTCTTATCAGTTTTGCGGCGATTGGTTTTTTAAGAAACAAGAAAATATGTAGTCCACCACTTTTGGAGCGACATGGCACCAAAGGTAATTGTAAAGTTCTAATTGAATTTATTATTTTACGATAATCAATAGGATAAGTATCAATATCGATACAACCCCAGCGGGATGTATTATCAGCCATGATAGGAATAATGCCCAAAGAAGGGCCCTCACCAGCCAAATGCTGAGACCATAACTGATCCGTAACAAGTTTTTTAACAATGTAAGATTTACCTTCCTGCTTACCGTCAGCACGCTTCCCTTCGGATTGATGCTGACCATAAGCTACGTCTAAACCTTCAAATATAGATTTGAATTCTTCCACTAAACCTCCAGGTTATTAAGAAGACGACCCTAAAAGGGTACGTCTTCGCTTTCTGTGTTGTTAGATTGAGGCGCTACTTTTGCAGGTTCTCCTTCTACGACAGGTTTAGCTTCGACATCTCCTCTTGATGCTGCGGTTGAAAATGATTTTGCTTCATTATAAAGTGATGCATCTTCTACCATGTTAGCTTTCTCAACTTGATACCCAAACCAGCTACCACGATCGTTTGACTCACTAACAGTAGATAGTTTGTAAACGATTGCATAAGTTGGTGGAGTAAAACTTCCCGATGGACCTTCAACTTTCTGCGTAAGCATTAAGCTATTCCAACGTCTACTCTTTTTTAATTGAGTAGAAGTCATGCTAATTACAGCCTGGGACCAATTTCCATCAGTGCCTTGTACCATTACATAATGGTAAGCTGTTGTAGCAATATAGTTTCCACTAGGGAGGACATCTTTAAATGTCATCTTGTCGCGATTAGTTTTACCCAAGATACCACTATCGGCATCATGCATTTCCACTAGTCCGCCACCAGTTTCACGAGGTTTCCATTCCACGTATTTTAGTTGATAAAGTACAGGTATCACATTTAATGATGCGCTGACTTCTTGAGAAACAGTATTATAAAACTGTCCCACTTTTGCTCCTTCAACGTATTCCGCTTTAGATGGATTAAGTTGAGGGCTAGTTGTTTGTAGTATGTTAATGTAAGGGATCATTACATCTCTTGACATGTCAAGATTTCCAAATCCACTTGCTTCTTTTGAGTCACCAGCAAGAACTGCTAGATCTAACTTCGCTGCTTTTGCAACTGCTTTAGTCTGTGCCATAGGGCTTTTCTCCTTTAGTTTTTAATCGTTGTTTTTTGTCCGACGAAAGCGCCTAACAAGTCCATAGGTAACTCTTTACCTGCTTCATGTTGCTCTCGTATAAATGCGCGAAGGGTGGAGGGTTCGACCCATTCGCGTTGCGAAGATGGATAACCCTTTTGATTTAAAGTGTCTATCAATCCTCTAGCTTTCTCATCTTCATCCCGTCCAAAGCTACAAGAGACTTGGTTTTTGATTAGATCCCCATGTCCTTTGTTCCTTAACCATGCAAATGCTGCTTCTTTTTTAGCATCTTTAATAGAAGCACCGTAATAGTTTCCCACTTTTAAGTGCCTACCATCTGCAAGTTTTAATTCTGATAATCCAACCTCTGCAAAGAGATTAGGTAATACATTTTCTGATAAATGTTTTTTGTAATCTTTTTTAACTTTTAACTTATCTTCTAAGTCTTGTATCTCTTGATCAGTGTCAGCTACATCATTTGCTACTGCACCAATTTTACCCATGTTGTCCTGGGCCGTGCTGCCAGAATCTTGTTTCATTTGTGAAACTAAATCTATTGCTTCCTTTATATCTTTAGGGTCATAACTAGTCATATTATCCTCTCA